ACTTCCATGTCATAGTTATACCCTACAACAATACCATCAGCATAGCCAGAAAAGTCACCCTTCACTTCAAAGTAACGGTAACCAGTACCAATTTCAGTACGCTCTGTAGCAACTGCCCAGTAGCCTTGATCAGAATCAATGTCTGCATCTGTCCCTACATCTGCTGTAGGTAAAGTAAGAAGCATAGCGCCTTCACGATCTTCAATTGGTGTGAATGGTACATATAGCTTTGTGATGTCATTCGTTGAATCGTACACCACAGCATCTGTAACACCACCATCAGGGCTGACAGGACGTGTCGCCATGTCTAAAGAAGGGTTACCAGTAAAACTTGTAGAAGTTGCAATCACATTACCGCTAGGCATTTCATCCAACGCTAATGTGCCGATAGTATATTCATCCTCATGTTGAGAAACTGTGACTACATTATCATTAATAATCTTAGCCGATTGAATAGTACCAGGTAGTTCCCACTTAGTCCAAGCTTGAAATAAATCTTCCTTACCATTGTTATAGTACCTATAAAGGTATAAGTAAGAAGTGTCTCTATCTACAAGCATGACAATAGAGTTAGGTGGACTGGTGGTAAGACCATCAACAGTATCTGGTATCCACTCCAATACAGCTTTACTGATGTCTACAACAATAGGAGATTGCTCTACATCACGTAGTACCATCGTAAACAATTTGCTGTACCCAGGTACCCTACTAATAAATGCTGATGTCGTACCAACATCCACAGGTGCAATATCAGTAGCCATCTCATAGTTAGAAAGCGTACGGATAACTGCAGATGTAGGTGTCAAAATGCTAGCATCAGTAGCATAAACTTGAAACTGCTGTCTTTCACTAAACAACAAAAGACCTTGAGGTGATGGCAGCACATCTGACAATGTAACAGGACGTACACTAGACACGTTTAGATCAATTGGATCTGAAGCAATCTGTGTTAGTGCTGATTTAGAGAAGAAGTTAAATGCATCATTAGCTACACCAAGGATAACATTATCTGCAGACAACACACCAAAACGGTTACTATAGTAGAAGGTGGAGCTGATTGTATTACCAATAAAAGATGGCTCTGGATTAGTATTGTTATCACCAGCTTCACGTCCCTTATAAGTAATTGCATCAAACGTAAAAGAAGTGGCTCCAGTATTCGATAAAATATGAGGCATGGTTGCGGCATCAAGACCTGGAGACACATCACGTGCTACAGTCTCTCCCCAATAACCAGCACCGCCAGTACCGTTATATGCTGTAAATTTTACATAATAATCATCATCAGTAGTGGAGCTATTTAGAATCTTAAGGTTATGTCCGTCAAAAGATTCAGCAGGCACCTTACTAATGTCAATTACATCATCTTGAAATGCTTCAAGGAAGCTGTTACTCAAACCACCTCTGGCATCAATTGTAAATGCTAAAGGTGTACCTCCAGGAGCACTATAATCTGTTACTACGGCATTAGGAGTTTCATTTGTTCTCCTAATAGTAATGCTATTTGAATAACCTTCAACGTACCACTTACCATCAAAGTCAGAATTAGCTGCTGTTTGTTGGTCAGCAATAAGTTTAACAACAGCATCAATCATGTGGCTAGCATGATTACCGCCTCCGCCATATATCAACATGTCATCAAAAGTTGTTGAACTTTGTGGTGTAAATGTTGCAGTTTGGTTTTGGATGGTAACTGAAAACTCATTGGTGTCAACACCTAACAGCTTTAAAGTACCTACTGAATTAGCCACATAAGTACCATCAGCTTGCATTGCAGTGGTTACTGTTTTGTTTGTAATAACAGTGGTGTCTTGAATACTACGGAAGTGGTAGTCACTTTGCTTGGTACCAGTTAAATAAGAACCACCGTTATTAGTGACAGTACACCATGTACCATCATCAGCAGTCCAAACATAAATATTGGAACCTTTAATAGCACCAATATAAGACCCAGCTGCTGCACGGTCAATGAAAAACCAGGCAGCATCTTCTAGCTCACTTTTAGTAAATGCATCACCATTGGCTTTTTTTAAGACATTAGTGAACTTCATGCCAGGTCTTTTTAAAAGACCAAAGGTAGGATCAGGGTAACCATTAATACATTCTTTGACTTGGTTCTCTAGCTTTTTGTCATCGGTTTGTGTCGAGACACCACCAAGAAAATTAGGAGTTAGTTGTGTTACTGCTGGCATTATCGTTGCAGGGTATGGTACGGTTGATAGCTTTGATAATAGTTACCACTCTTAGGGCTTCCAAAGAAGGTATAATCACCTTGGTTACACTCATACTCTAATGCCATCGAACGAGCATAAGCTTCTTTTTGTAGGAGCATTTGGTATTGGTTAGGGTCACCAATAATGCGACTGGATACAATACCAGCAGCTCTAGCTACGATATAAGCTTGAACAGGTTGGGGAATGTTCTCCCAATCAAAGTACCAAGTGATGTCTACATAAACAGTTTCATCAGTCCACTTATACGAATGAGCAACACGATCATAAAGCTTACCTCCACGATTAATGCTATCTCTATTTATGTTTTGTGTATAAGTTTGATTCAAATCCATCTGCAGGATGTTATTTGCAATATTAATTTCATTATTAGAATCAGGAGTAATAGGATAATCATACTCCTTATTATACGACCAGCCTTCGCTCTGTACTTCACGTGAGACTTCCCTCAGGGTGTTGAGTGCAATCGCAACGTCCGGGTTGGTTTGAGTTTCAACTCTACTTGTAGCATTAGATTGAGTCAGTGTACGCTCAGATACAGTCTGAGAAATGTTCAGAGTATACTCGTAGGTTACAGGATCTGTAGCAGGTACAGCTTCTACACCAGCAACAGCAATAGAGGTGCCGGTTTCAACACCAACACCACCAATGTAGGTACCTACAGGGATGTTAGCAGTTTCGGTAGTTAGAGTAGTACCAGAAATAGAACCAGTAAACCGACTGACTTCATTAATGATAATAGTATCTTCAGTTGTCAACGTGGTTACAGGAGCCTGACCAACTGACGCCAGGATCTGATTAACAGCTTGTAGCTCAGTGTTGGAGCCAGTAGTAGGAAAAGGCATAATTGTAAATGAGTTTTATTCTCAATAAAGAATTAAAAAAAAGGAGCCCCCGAAGAGGCTCCCAAAAAAAAAATCAGAATGCAGAAGGTGCAGTGCTGGTAGCATAAAGCTCAACAGAAGCAGCAGGATTCAGGTAGTCAGCGCCCATGGCGAGACGACCCAGGATCACATCACCCTGATAGATAACGGAGACATCACCGCTGGTGACTTGCACCTGAGGAGCGATGGCTTCCACACAACCAGCAGCTTCACGCTGGAAGATCAGACCACAGGAAGTGGCGCCGACTTCAGCAGCAGTACCGTAGTCATTGTTGACACCAGTGGTAGCATCAGAAGCATCCTCAAGGGCAGTACCAATGAAGGAACCGGTGTTGCCAGGATCAGCAACAGCACCGCCGTAGTTCACACCATACTTGCCGAAGAAAGGAATGTTCATCGACTTGTAGATCTTGATACCAGCGATTTCCACGATACCCTCACCACCTTGCAGTGCGGTACCTTGGACATCACGGTTCACAAGACCATTAGTACCAACAGCTTGGATCAGTTCATAGTACTGACGGGGGTTCAGGACGGCAACACGGCCATCGGAAGACACACCCTTTTCGTCCAGAGCAGCGGCAGCATCATAGAATGCAGCAACCAGCTTGGCAGAATCATAAGCATCAGCTTCAGCACCAGCGCCGGAGCCAACCTGGATCTGAGTACCACCGGGCTCAACATAGCCGGTAGCAGAGATCGGAGAAGCTTGACGTGCACCACGAGTGATGGCACGGAAGATGTAACGGTCATACTTTTCAGCAAGAGCGTAGCCGATCTTACGGGAGATCTCAGAACGCAGATCATAATGAGAAAGGGTCTCATCAAGGTCATAAACGAATGCACTGGAGATCAGCAGGTCGTCAACCGTGATGGTCTTCTCAGCCACCGGGGGTGCATTGTTGCTATCACCCAGGATGCTGTTACCAGGAGTATGGAACTCACTCTTGGTACGACCGGTGTAGATGAACTGCAGAGACTTGCCGTTCTGCAGAGTACGCTTCATGACAAGATCACGAGCGATAGTATTATGTTGGAAACCCTTGAACATCTCACCGCTGAAAAGCTTGAGATAAAGGGCACGGGTATCACCCGCCAGGTTAGCCTGACCCAGCTGAGTAAGCTGAGCGGGGTTAACCGAAGATTGGAATGCCA